AAAAAACATTTGATAAATTTAGTTTAGATACACTCAAAGATAGATATTTTTGGGAAGGAGAAACACATGCACAAGAAGCATTCGCAAGAGCATCCGTCTTCGGAGCCACCTTCAAAGGTGAGACAGATTTTGAGTTGGCTCAAAGACTTTACAACTACGCTTCCTCTCGTTGGTTCATGTTTAGCACTCCTATTCTTAGTAACGGGGGTACCACTCGTGGGCTTCCTATCAGTTGTTTCCTCAATTATGTTCCTGACAGTCGCAGTGGTTTATCTGCTCACTATGATGAGAATATATGGTTGGCAAGTTCAGGTGGAGGCATCGGTGGATATTGGGGTGATATTAGGAGCAACGGTATTTCAACTACTCATGGCAGTCGTTCTACTGGTTCTATTCCTTTCATCCACGTAGTTGATTCACAAATGTTAGCCTTTAATCAAGGCACAACAAGACGTGGAAGCTATGCAGCTTACATGGATATATCACACCCTGAGATTGAAGAGTTCATTAACATGCGTAAAGAATCTGGTGGAGATATAAATAGAAAGAATCTTAATCTTCATAACGGTGTAAACATTACTAATGCTTTTCTTGAAGCTGTAGAACAAGACGAAGACTGGAGATTGATTGACCCTAAGACTAACGAAGCTGTAAAGACTATCAATGCTAGAGAACTATGGTGGCAGATAATAAATGCTAGAGCTGAAACAGGTGAGCCTTACATGGTAAATATTGATAGATGTAACGAAGCTTTACCTAAAGCACAAAAAGATTTAGGACTTAAGATACGTCAAAGTAATTTATGTTCTGAAATTACATTACCAACTGATGAAGAAAGAACAGCAGTATGTTGTTTGTCTTCTGTAAACTTGGAACACTTTGATGATTGGTCAAAGGACGATAACTTTATTAAAGATTTAATAACCATGCTTGATAATATAATTCAACATTATATTGACAATGCAATAGATACAACACAACTAGGAGAATACAGTGCGAATTTTAAAAGGTTTAAGAAATATGTTAGGAAAGGTAAAGAAGGCTTTACGAAGTCTGCCTATTCAGCCTATAGAGAAAGGAGTCTCGGACTTGGTGCTATGGGTTTCCACGCTTATCTTCAACGTAGGAACATTCCTTTCGAAGGCATTTTCGCATCTGGGTTTAACTTTAAGGCATTTACTTACATTAAAGGAAAAGCAACGGAAGCAACTAAAGAGTTGGCTAGTGAAAGGGGTGAAGCTCCTGACATCCACGGTAGTGGTAAGCGGAATGCTAATCTCCTTGCTATTGCTCCTAATGCTAGTAGTGGTATCATTTGTAGTGGGACTTCTCCTAGCATTGAGCCTTATCGTGCTAACTGCTATACTCACAAAACTTTATCCGGAAGCTATCAAGTAAAAAATAAATATCTTGAAAAGCTTTTGAAATCTAAAGGATTAAAAGGTAAAGAGTTAGAGAATCTTTGGAAAGATATATCAGGTAGTGATGGTTCTGTTCAACATCTAGATATACTTACTAATGATGAGAAAGAAATATTTAAAACAGCTAATGAAATAAATCAGATATGGATTATTGAACATGCTGCAAAAAGACAAGAGTTTATTTGTCAAGCACAGTCAGTTAATCTATTCTTTACTTTACCTAAAGCTACAGAACCTCAAGAAGTACATGATGAATATATGCAGTATGTAAATGATGTTCATTGGTATGGTATGAAAAAACTTAAATCACTTTATTATTTCCGTTCTAATGCTGCTCGTACAGTAGAGAATGTAAATATTAAAATACCTAGAATAAATTTAGAAGATACTGAATGTCTTGCTTGTGAAGGATAATGAGTCAATGGCACGGAGGTAAGGGTTCCAAACGTAGGAATCCAAACGAAAAAAAGTACCAAGAAAATTGGGACAGAATATTTAACAATAACAAAAAGAAAAAGGAAAAGAAAAATGAGCTTACTAAAAACTAGAGACTATTACAAACCGTTTGAATATCCATGGATGTTTGACTACTATGTACTACAGAATCAAATGCATTGGATGCCAGAATCTGTACCGTTACATACAGATGTTAAGGATTGGCAAGAACTTACAGACATTGAAAAGAATTTACTTACACAAATATTTAGATTGTTTACTCAGTCAGATGTAGATGTCGGGGCAGGATATATAGATAAGTATATGCCTATCTTTAAAAAGCCTGAAGCAAGAATGATGATGGGTTCTTTTGCAAACATGGAATCAATTCATCAACATGCTTATAGTCTATTGTTAGACACAGTAGGTATGCCTGAAATAGAGTACAAAGCTTTTGCAGAGTATGAAGAGATGTCAGACAAGCATGATTATGTTGGTAACTTTAAACCTACTAAAGCTAAAAAAGAAAGCATTGCAAAAACTTTAGCAGTCTATTCAGCTTTTACAGAAGGACTACAACTATTCTCAAGCTTTGCAATCTTGTTAAACTTCCCACGATTCGGTAAGATGAAAGGTATGGGACAGATTGTTACTTACTCTATCCGTGATGAGTCTATGCACGTTGAAGCAATGACAAAACTATTTAGAGAGTTTATAAAAGAGAACATAGAAATATGGACAGATGATTTCAAGAAAGAACTATATGAGATATGTAGACATATGGTAGAACTTGAAGATAAATTTCTTGACCTTGTGTTTGACATGGGAGATATTCAAGGGCTAACTAAAAAAGATATGTATGCTTATAATAGATACATAGCAGATAGAAGATTATTACAGCTTGGTCTTAAAACTAACTATGACCAACGTGAGAATCCTCTAGGTTGGATTGATGAAGTAACAGGCGTAGAGCATCAGAACTTCTTTGAAGGTAGAGCTACTACATATATGAAAGCAGGTCTTAGAGGAAGACAAGATAACATTACATTTAGTGATATATCATGAGTACAAAAAGAAAAGAAGCACAAATACTTGGGTATAAATTATTATATGATAGAACAGGTAAGCTTATAACAGAAAGAACATCAACAGATATAACAGAACTTAAAAAGTTTCTTACAAAAGAAGAATATAATACTTTAAATACAGTTGTAAGAGAAACTACAGGTAAGTTAGATAAAATTCATAGGTATTTAGAAGAATATCTAAATTCTAGAATTATGACTGAGAAGTAGTGTAGATAATTATCTCATCTTTTTTACCTTTTACTTTGATGGGGTCTAAATATCTAGTGGGTATATCAGAGTTCATAGCTGTGGTATACCCTATTACTATATCTTCTCCAACTTCTTTGGTAGAACTCTCTAACCTTGCAGCTAAATTTACAGCATCACCAATAGCAGAGTAATCAAACCTTGTATCACTTCCCATATTACCTACAACTGCTTCTCCTGTATTTATCCCTATACCTATTTCGATTCCTAAGTTGGCTTCAGCCATATCTTGTTTTATTTTTATAGCAGCTTGAATAGCTTTAGTTTCATGGTCAGGAACATCTATAGGTGCATTAAAGATAGCCATCATTGCATCACCAATATATTTATCCACCATACCGTCATACTTTTTAACTGCATTAGCTTGAATTGTTAATGCTTTGTTCATAATTTTTGTAACTTCTTCAGGTTCTAATCGTTCTGATAAACTTGTAAAGCCTCTAACATCTGTAAATAAAAACGTACATCTTCGTCTATCTCCGCCTAACTTCAGAAGTTCAGGATTATCTTGGAGTTGTTTTACTTGTCTTGGGTCAAGATAATGTTCAAATTGTTTCTTGATTTGTTGCCTAAGTTTGTATTGAGTTCTAAAGTTTAAATAAAATTGTAACGTAGCAATAAGTGTCATACTTATCAAAGTCCAAGTAACATCTATGAGTATGTCATTTTGTATGACACTATATCCTCCATAAGCTGTAGAAGACATTAAAATTAAAACTGATATGATACCACCTGTCATACCTAATCGTGCTATTAGAAGAGCTGTGAGGAAGCCACAGACTACTAATAATAATAGTTCTACTACTAACCTATAATCAGGTATGTAAGGTGTGTTCATCAACATACTTTCTGATAGAGCTGCTTGAATTTTATGTGGCTCTAATAATCCAACTGGTGTTGCTACTTGTGGTGCTATTCCTTTTGCAGTAAAACCGATAAATACAAACTTATCTTTTACATTCATTTCTTGTAAGTTTGTTTGTGGTGTATCTACCCAACTAATCCATTTACGTCCAAGACTATCTGTAGAAACGGGTGGAATACCTCTCACTCTAATTTGTTCTATTCCATTCAGATTTGTTACAATCTGATAAGTACGACCACCTCCTAGTATTTTTA